ATCCCACAGTCAGACGGTTCTGTCACCTTTGAGCGTAGGAAGACAGCTGCCAGCGGACGAAGTAACTCAAAGGTCAACAGAGAGAACCGCGCGGTGGCTGTAATGGATGCGAGCCGTATGCCTGGTTTGGAGCTGCGTATCGGACTTACTGCTACGCCGTTGGATGATGGTCGACCTCGCAGACTTTGGAGTCAGCTTGACTTGCTTAGTCCTGGTGGGTTCAGCCACAGCTACTCTCGGTTTGCGCATAGGTACTGTGACGCAAAGCCTGGACAGTTCGGTGGTCTCGACGACAGCGGCAGCAGTAACTTGAGCGAGCTTAAGTCCAGATGTAGTTTCATGATGCACGAGGTTCCTTACAGCGAATCTCATGCTGCTTTGCCATCTACACGCGTGCAGGTTGTGTACCTCAGTAACTCCGAACTAAATCGAGCAGACCGCTGGAGTGATGACAAGACCTTTGGTCAAGCGCTCAAGTCGATGGCTAAAGAAGCTAAGACCAACCACACAGCACGCGAGCAAGTACTGGAAGCTCGACTGGCAGAAGCCTGTAGTCGTAAGCGTAGGTACGTCACAGGAGAGATTCTTGAGGGCTTGAAGGGCGGAGGTAAGGTTGTTGTCTTCACAGCCCGCAGACGAGAAACAGAGGCGTGGAAAGACACCGTGCAGCGTGAGGTTAACCGAGGCGACGAAGCTCAGCGTGACGTGCCTGTATGGATGATTCACGGCGGCGTGCCTGAGAGTGAGCGAGATGTCATCGTCGATGCGTTCAGAGACTCTGATGGGCCATGCTGCATCATCGCAACGGGACAAAGCATCGGTACTGGTGTAGACGGTATGCAGACTGCAGACCTTGCGATCTTTGCCATGCTGCCTTGGAAGCCCGGTGACTTCATGCAGTGGAAGGGGCGCTTCGACCGACTGGGCGGACACGCTACTTTGCTCAAGGTTATCGTTGCATCGAACACTTACGATGAGCGAGTGGTAGAGATCTTAACGGACAAGTTTGGTCCGATTGAGTCTTTCTTGCACGCAGACGAACTCAAAGGCTTGGACAACAAGCTACTGGGTCTGGAAGACAAGGGGTCACTGATTGACTCCATCATCTCAAAGCTGGGGTCCTAATGACGCAGAAGATTCTCATTGACGCAGGTAAGAGCCGCAGAGGCTGGAGCCGTATTGGCACGTTCTACAAATGTCCGCAGTTGTTTGCGTACCAGAACCGGGTCAACCTCCAACTAATCCCTGCAGCAGCGTTGACTCGTGGCTCGATGGGTCATGTCATGCAGGCGCACCAACATGCGATCTGGGGCTGTCAGCAAGGCAGCGTACTGGTCGACGACTACGTCATGGACGACGCGTCTCTTATCATGGACCCCGAAGAAGCTGTATACGAGTGGGTGCGCGTCAACGGAGAAGGTGAGGAACACATTGAGCGTATGGTCGAGACCTTCCGGCGCTACCTCGCAACATACCCAGAACCGCCAGGTAAAGTCGTAGCTGTTGAGTACCCGATTACTGCAGTGCTCGGCATGAAGAACGGGTTGTGGAGTTTGTGGGTAGTACACCCTGAAGATGCAAACTACGACCCGCGCGCAACCAAGATCAAGGCGATTGACGGTGGTGTCATCGAACCCACTCACCTGAACTGCCCAGGTCACCCAGAGCACGGCACTGTTGTTGAGATCACTCGACGCATTGACATGGCTACCCAAGATAGGGCTGGGCGCGTCTACATCTGGGATCACAAGCACCAAGCACGCGTCGAGCCCAACAAGTCAGTAGATGGCTACGCGATTGACGGCGGCTTCGCAGCTTTCAGAATCATGGGTCGTCAAGTATGGCCTGAGAACTTTGGTGGTGTAGCGTTGAACTTGATTCAGACCACCGCACCTTGGCGGGTCGCACGACCCATGGTACCCATGACACCTCACAGAGATGCGCACTTTGCTGAGATGTTGTGGCGTGCAGAGCACGCGCTTGCTCGATTGGACATTGATGAAAAGAACCACTGGGCATGGCCAAAAGCCCAACACGAAACTACCTGCGTCGGTCGCTACGGCGCTTGTGCAGGTATCAAGCTGTGTTTCTACGGAGAGTCCAGCGTAGAAGCCAAACACATCAAACCCTGAGCTTACGGAGCTAAACATGCACAATGGACACGATCACGCACCACCAACAGTTATGGTGTGCGTTTACGGAAAACCAAAGAAGAAGAAAACCAGCGACGCTATCGCTGCGTTCCCTAACGGGCTGTTCATCGGAGTGCCTTCGGCGATTGCCTTGGTAGCGAACAATGAACTGGGCATTCAGCCAGCTATCCACCCCAGCCCTCCGCAGACACTGCCTGAGCTGGTACAGATGCTTGAGCAACTAAGCGCCAACCCAGAGACGCTTAAGCCGTACGGTGCGCTCATCATTGATGACGCCAGCCACATCTGCAAGCGCTCAATGCTCAAGTGGGCAGAGGAAGCACCAACAGGAAGGAGTGGTCGTAAAGACCGATTCTTCCAGTACCAGCAGCTAAACAGTCACTTGCTTCAGCTTGCTGGTCTGTCTCGTCACCTCGGCGTACACCTGGCTATGACATTCCACGAGAGACCTCCAGGCTCCAATGCTGACGGTGTATTCTGCCCTGGTGGCCCCGACGTCCCAAGTCGGAACCAGACAGAGACCCTGCCATCGTGGTGCGACATCAACGTACGTAGTATGGTCGACCCCAGCTACCCTGACCCATGGTTTCCCAGTGTGTACTACTGCGACCCTACGGATTCAGAGTGGGTAACGGGTGACCGCACAGGCGTCTGCACGGAGAAGACTCCAGGTAATCTTCGGGAGATCATGAACGCGTCAGCCAGTGGTTATAAACTGGACCGATTCCCCGGTCTTGAGTGGCAAGATGACGTAGCTGAAGAAGTTGCTTCGCAGATTATTTTAGGTCGCAGTTCGCGTGACGTCGCTACAGAAGTCATGCAGAAGCACGAAAAATACCAGCAGGTTCACTTGCGTTGGGCTTGCCAGGATGGTATTGCTCGTGGGGTGCTTCGAGCACAACAACAAAAGGGCCTGTTCGATTTCGATTCGGCGGAGAGTCGTGTCAGTGAGTCTTCCTCATTGCCACCCCCTCCTCCTGTTCGATAACCCTGAGTCACTTGACTCTTCTTTCTAAACTCTATGGAGATTTATATGTCTATCAATATTCCCGGTAACGCCTTTCAAGGCATCTCAGCTCTCGGTGCTAAGGCACCTCAAGCAGGCTACTACGAAGTCAGCCTCGTCGAACTCGCTTCTACGGACAACCGTCCAGGCAAGCGTCGTCTCTACATGACATTCGACAACGGCTACAAGACCTTTGACTTCATGAACTTCCCCTTCGATGACAACGGCAACCAGCTGCAAGGTCTCAAGGAGAACCAAGTTCGCGGTCAGCTTGCTGCCGTCAAGGGTATTCTTCTGTCTCTCGGTTACACCAACAGTGAGATTGAGGGCGCACAAGCTGTCACCGACAACTGGTTCCTGACCAGCCAGAACGGCGGCCGTAAGGCATACGTTGAGTTCACTCCCGGCCAAGCCGGTGTGCAAGGTTCGTACAACAAGTTTGTATGGAAGACCAAGGCACAGTACGACTCTGCGCTTGCCGCTGGTACCAAGACCGTCACCGCAACTGCAGCACCCGCTGTGACCGCGACTGCCGCTCCTAACCCAGCAGCCGCACCGTCTAATGGTGTACCCTCTGCACAGGCTACGCTGCCTCCGCCGCCTTCGGCCGCTCAAAGCATCGTAAGCTGAGGCTCGGGGTAACCTTGAGCCGGGTCACCACACCTATCAGGTCCTTGGTGTGGTGGCCCTTTTCTTTAAGGGCCAACGACAGACTCTACCACACGAATGACAGAATATCCCATTCACGACTTTGAC